TTAAGCCACGCGAGCACGCCGCCCTCCCGCCGCTGCGGTAGCCTGGGCGTGCAGCGCAGGCCATGTCTGTGGATGCGGTTTACCCGGCCGCCAGGTCCGCAAATAAAGCGACCAAGCGCCCGACGAATCATCGACCGAAGGCAGCCGCTTGGCATCCGTCCAGAGCAGCAGGCGCGCGAAGGCGCAGGCGAGCACGTCGTCAGTCTCTAATACCGGATAGACAGACGCCGCGGCTGGCGCAACACGGCAGGCCGCACAGATCCGTTGTGCCGCATCCCGGCTGGCCGGATGCGCCAACACGCCGCGCACGCCACCGCCCTGCTCGAACTGCCAGAGTCCGCGCGCCGGGCCGCCGATCTGACGGCGATGCAGAAATCGGCTTTCCTGCAAGCCGATTGCCAGCAGCATGACCCGAGCCTCAGGCGAGTCCATCCCCGCGGACAGCAGCGCGAGCGCCGGGTTGATGACGGTCCGCGTGATCACGTCAAGATCCATGCCCGCCTCCCCCATCCCGCCGCGCGCCCAAGACGTTGGCGCGCACTTCCGCCAACCACGCCAGCAGGCCCTTCTGCCGCATGCTGGCCATCCAGCGCATGTAAGCGCCCAGCACCCACCAAGCAGGCAGCCCCGCTAGCAGCATGCTGGGGCCAAGCACGTAAAACTTTGCAAGCAAGGCATCATCGCTGCCGGCGCCGTGGTGCGCCAGCCAGGTCATGGCTTCCATCAAGGCGGGCTTCCACGCAATGACGGCGCCGGCCAGGGCCGGCCCAAACAGGAAGGAACACGCAACGGTGGACACCGTGCGCACGGTGAACTCCCTGACGGTGCGCGGGGGCATGATCAAGAGGCCGAGCATGGCGGCAATCGCTGCGGGAATGCCGTACGCCATTGCGACCTTCAAGGCGGCCAGGCCTCCTAGGCCTGTAGAACCGGGTTCCATAGTGGGGTTGCTCCTGAGAAGCGTATGCAGGATGGCCTCCTGTAGGGACGAAAAAAAACCCGCGTCAGGCGGGCGGGTTGACGTTGGCCGGCTCCGGAGGCCAATCGGGGATTTGGCCGCTGCCTGTTTCCAGCCGCGAGACCGCGACGCGATAGGCGCGCCATTCACGAAGCGACGTTTCCTCGGCCGCTGTTGCCATGCCCAGGTCCACGGCATCCTGCAATATCGCAATCCGCGATGTCGCTTGGGTCAGGCGTTCGTGTTTCTGCGACGGAAAGGCCGCACGTTGCGCGGCAAGCCAGGCATCTTCGTCGCGCCCCCATTGATCACCCGACCAGACGCTCCACGCATCCGGTCTCGGCAGCAGAGTCAGCCAACCGGGAAGCGGCCCTACACCCACGTAGGCGGCAGCGCCGTCCACCCCCGACAGGCCAGGCACGTACCGTGCACCGTCCGTTGTCCGGTAGAGGGGCTGTTGCCGATGGTCGTCAAAAACGTCCCATCCGTTGTCACCCAAGCGATACGCCTTACCAGGTTCGATCTGCTCCGGAGGCGCGGCGACCACCGCGCCGCCGGGGATCAGGAATACCCCCGGTTCCTGGGGTGACGGATCTGCGATGGCGGCCGCCAGGAAATAGCCGTCAACATCCAGCTGCGACACCACGCAGGGGATGCTTCGCGAAGTGCTTTCGTTAGCGATATGTCCAGTGATCATTTCTTAAACTCCTATCAGTACTTGATGCACGCAAGCAATGCCACGTTGCGGGGCCGGGTCTCGGATCCGCCGATGAACTGGCCCAGGGAGTTCATGGCCGAACCCACTCCGCCGATCACCACGTCGGAGTGATTGTTGCCATTTTCGTAGCCCCCCGCGATCACTCTGCCTCCTCCGTCTCCGCCCGTATAGACGCCATAGGAATGAATATGCTCCCGAAACACGTCCTGCTGCGCGGTTCCGTATGAACGGGTCGGGTCGATTCCCCGTGCGTCATCCCAGCCACGGACAAACTCGCCGCGCAAATCGGGCAACACGATGAACGAACCCGCCACGTTTCTCGTGCCGGACGGGTTGGCTGCGTTGGTGCACCGGTACCCGAAAGGGGCGGTCGCATTTGATGCATCGCCCCTGTATATCGCGTTGACAAGGTCGGGATATGCCGCAACAGACGCCGCGGTTCCGTTTGCCTTCAACCATCCAACCGGAGCGGAAGACTGCGCGAAAAAGCCCGTCAATCCGGCAGGCGCCGCACTGGCTGCTTGGTCGACCGACGCCAACTCAGTCCACGCGCTCCATACCGTGGGACTCGTTCGCGCCCGCACGAATACGCGGAGAGGCGAGAACGCCGTGTATGTCTGCGTGACGATGTAGGTACCGGCCATGCTCACATCCAACGTACCGGCGTTCGCAATCGGATAGTTCCGCGCAAACGTGGCGTTCGGATTGGCGGACTGGCCATATTTCCCGGGAATCGTGATCGTGTTGAGGTCGTTCGTATCAAGCGGATTTTCAGCACCAATACCAAACGCACCGACAAGCAGGATCCGGCCGGCGGTGGCGTCCATTTTCCCCGTCTGCGTATCCAACTCGTGCGTATGGCTGGCCGTCGTCACCGCATTGGTGGACACCGCTGTCAACTTGCCGGGCGTGCCCAGTGCGAACGTGCGATTCGCGCTCAGTGTGCCGCCGCCGCTCAAACCATTGCCGGCCACCATGGTGACAGCAGTATTGGCTTTCAAGTCCAAGGCATCCTGCAAACCGCTCACGCGGGCGATGTCCGCGCGCGCGAACGCCAGGTTTTCTCCCGCCAAGGTTTGCAACACGGTCTCCAAGGCCGTGACCGGCTCCACTTTCCAGCCGACTCCCCACGCCGCGACCGTAGCACCCGATGTGTTGTACTTGGCCAGGACCTCGGCCACGGTCACGCTCGGGTACGACCATGACTTGGTCGTATCGCCCAGCCAGATGCACAGATTTCCCGCCACATCCGCGCCGAATCGGACAGGAAGGTCGGAAACCGCACTCCCCGCCAGCACCGTCACTCCGCATCGCGTCCACGCCTTCGTCGTCTGCACGTACCCGTGAATCAAAATGGATACAGGTGGCACGCCGTCCAGATACTCGAATATGTCTACGCGGAGGCGCAGCATCGTGTTCGCCCCGATCGCGGCCGCCGGCAACGTGATCTTCATCGCGCCAGTGATCGTCCCGGTGTTGGAGGAATACCCACCTCCATCGGGCAACAGCACATGCGCCGTGCGTCCCGCCGCAGTATTCACGCCATACTGCGCACCGATCGTCGCCCCGGCCCCCAGCAGCACCGGCCCGCTGACATCACCGCCCACCTTCGGCAACGCCTGGATATCTTCCAGCACTTGCGCCGGCGTGCGCGACACCACCGCACCCGCGCCAGCCCCCGTCAGATACGTCCCGGCCGCCACCGTCGCCACGCCCGTGCCGCCGCGCGACACAGGCAAGGTGCCAGCATTCGCCTTTGACACGTCCAGCGCCGTCACATTAAGCGCCACATTGCCCGATCCGTCGAAACCCACCCCGCCCGCCGTCGCGCCGCCCGTGACCGAGAAGGTGCGTGCAGCGGCCAGTTTCGTCGCGGTCGATGCGTTGCCCAAGGCGACCTCACCAGCTGCCGACACGCGCCCTTTCGCATCCACCGTGAAGGTCGGCACGGCGTTCGCATTGCCGTAACTGCCCGCCGTAACGCCGCTTGGACTGAGCGTCAGGCCCAACGACAGGTTGGCGGAGCCGTCAAACGATCCGGAGCTGATTGCGTCGCCCGTGGTGGCGATGGTTCGAGCAGTCGCCAGCTTTTGCGCCGCGCCCGCCGTCAGCGTCGAGGCCGTACCCGACAAACGTGCCACCGGGACCGTGCCGGTTTTCAAGTTCGTGGCGTTCAGGTTCTGTTGCGCATAGCTCAGCGCATCAACGCCCGTCGCCGTGAGCGGCCGGCCAGTCACCGCGGCCAATCCATCCAGCTGCTTGTACAGCCACGCCAGGCGTTCATCGGTCGTCTGCTGGACCTTGTTGAACTGCTCGACGGAAGGCGGCACGGATCCGATGAACGACCAACCCGTCTTGTATTGCAGGTCGGTAATGCCTTCGGTCAGGCCGTTTTGCGCCCAAGTCGATTTGAAGAGGTCGAAGAAAGTAGGGTCTGCCATCAGTAGATACCTCGCGCCAGCACGCCGACGCCAAAGCCAAAGAAACCTTGCCCACGGAAACCGAACGGTTTCTCGGTCGAGCCGGTAATGAGTTGCACGCCGACGCCGGCGGCTTGCGGGACCCACTTGTAGGGGTTCGCCATGAGCGGGTCGTTGGGGCCAGGAATCCGGCTGACCCAGATCCGGATCTTCGCGTTGCCGGCGTTCTGCACGATGACGCGGTTGACGTCGAAAATCGGCTTGAGCGAACTCGCGATCTCCGGCGTCGTGCCATGCCCGTTGTTCAGGGCGATCTTCCAGTACAGAAGCTTGCGGTACTCGGCATCGAACAGCGTCGTCGAACCGGCTACCGGCCGTTCATTGGCTCGCCGGAAGCGGGCGTCTCCGAAGCCGCCGGCATTGGGTTGCCCCAGAAAGCCGAAGAAGCGGATGTAGAGCGCCTCGTCGATCACCCGGGGCAAACCAACGATCTCGCCGATGCCGTCCAGCTGCTTGCCAACGGCCGTATCCAGCCAGCGGTCTTCATACAGCGCACGCAGCGCGCCCTGAAGGCCCTCTGCCGGTTTCAACAGCGCCTTGACCAGCGCCTCAAGACGCCGCTTCCCCTGGAACTGCCCCAGCCAGTGCCCCCAGGCGATTTGCCCATGTTCTTGCTTCAGATCCATCAGGTCACCTCGATGCGAGACAGATCGAAGGCCGCGACCTGGAAGTCCTGGATCGCCACGTTGGCGGCGCGATAATCGGCGGGGGTTGGCACGAACGACGGATTGGTCGAGAACGCCATTTTCAGGTCCACCGAGGCCAGCCCCGGCGTGCGGAAGATTGCGCCATAGAGCCGCTGCAGGATGACGTCCTCGCCAATGCCGGACGCCTCACCCACCGACGCCAGGTTCTCGGCGATCCGCTGAAACCCGTCCGGCGGAAATGCCTGCTCAGATGGCGGCAAGAGCGTGGTGGCGCAGCGCATCCACAGGTAGACCCGTTCCGGCCGGTCAAAGCGAATCAGCTGGTCCGCGCCATCCGCGTCCTTGAGCGTCACCTGCCGCTGCCCATGCGTGTCGATGCCGGCCGCCATCACGCGAAAGATGGCGTCGGCCACCTCGTCATCCAGACCGCCATCAGCGACCACATGCACGCTATGGGGCGGACGGCCCAGCGCATCCGGTACGTCGGCGCTGTTCATGAAAACCTTGACGTTCCGCACGCCGGCCACTCGGTCGCGCACGTTGGGCGCGACGCTGGGTAGCGTCGCGGCGCCCAATCGGAACAGGCCAGTCTGATATCGCGCACGCAATTCCGCCGCGCTCTCCGCAAGGCGTCCCGCCACACCGGCCTGCAAGTTGCCGACGGCATCCCATCCGTCGACCTGGGTGACGATACCATCCAGGTCCCCCACCGCCGCGCCTTCCGCCGACGCGCCCGACGTCACGGCCAGGCCGGGCGAACCCAGACGGACCAACGACAGACTGACGGACCACGTGAAGGCCGCTGCCCTGCGGCCATCCGTGTGAATCCGCACGGATGCGCCATCGCTCGACACCGCCAACCCGCTGGGCGTCAATGCCGTCACCAAACCCGCCAGTACCTGTGGCAGGTTCGCCGTCGCGCCGCTCGTGTAGGCATAGGCGACGCCATCGATCGACACGCGATACGCCGTCTGCGGCGCAGCGGCAGGTTGCAGGATGATGTCGGCCGCGGCGCCGGCCAGGATCTGCGTGGCGCCTTCCATGATCCACAGGTTCTGGCTGACGCGGTGCCGAACTTGGGCGCCTGCTGGCACCGTGACGCCGTCGGCACCATACAGCACCACATAGGCCCGCGACGGTTCGTCGCGGTAACGCGAGACACCGGTAAACGATACGGAACGATCCAGCGATACACCCGTCGCGGACCCCGGATACATCGCGTAATAGACGCCCTCCGCCTGCTCCCACAACGTCGCCTCGCGCTCCGCGAAGGTATCGATCAGCAGACCGGTAATGCTGTCCGGGCGGGTTTCCACCGCGCCGTTGAAACCGGCGGATTGCATGCGGGCACGCAGGTCCGCCACGATCTCCTGTCGGATTTCGGGCAGGCGCGGGCGCACGAACCCGTCCGGTGTGACACCGTAGGCCATAGCTACCTCAAGAAAAATAGGGGTTAAGACTTGCGCAACTCGACGACCCGTTCGAGTCGTCCCGCCGCCGTGTCGACGTCATACGCGACGCGCAGCACGCGTAGCTGGCGCTCGACCTGAAGATCCAGCCTGCGCACGCCGGTAACACCGGGTACCGCACGGATCCGGGCACGGAAGACGGCTTCGATGCCGGCCCGATCGGGCGCCTTCACCAGCACCTCCTCAAAGTACGGAACGCCAAATGTGGTATCCAGGAACCACTCGCCCAGGAACGCCAGCAACGTGGTCTTGATCTGTTGCGCGACGCGGTCCGCACCGTCCACAAACGCGACACGCCCAAGCAGGTCCACATCCAGATCGTGGTCGGCGGATAATGCAAGGTCCAAAGTCATCAGACAGGGTTCTCCGTGATGCCGCCGGCATAGGCGTGGCGATGGGTATCACCAATGTCCTTGCCGTTGTGAGTGATGGCGCCGCCCTGATAGGCCACGCCGCCCCGGATCCGCATCGACGCGCCGCCTTCGCCGCCTTCGCCGGCCATCCCTTGCGTATACGTAAGCGGCCCATTGATCAACACCGGCGTGTTGAACGTCGTCTGTTCCGCTTGCACAGTCCATGTCTTGACTTGAAACGTCAGGTCGCCGGCAGGCGATAGCTTCAGCATTCCCGGGCCGTACTGGATGCTGACATTCTGCGTATCGGCGGTCATCGTGCCAGGCCGCAACAACGGCGAAGCGAAGGCGTCAGACAGATCGAACTGCCTGGGGTCGTCCGGCGGGCCGTTGTCGCCCGCCAGCCAGTTCTCCAAAGCGCGGGCGGAAAACGACAGCTTGATCGCATCGCCGGCCTTCAAGGGCACCGAGATCAGCGCTTGCGCACCGTTCACGTCGCCAACCGGCCAACACATCGGCACACGCACCACTTTTGGCGCCGGCAAGACATCGCCGTTTGCCAAACGCTTGGCAAGCGCCGGCCTTGCCGTCACGAATGTGCCGTCATAAGCCACGACTTCGCCGGGAAGCGTGGTGTATACATCCGCCAATTCCGTCGCGATGATGTCGCGAATCAGGGTGACTGCATTGCTCATTTCGGTTCCTTCTTCTTGGGCGGCGCACTGCGATCGACCAGGCCCAATTCCGTCTGCCAATCGCCGCCCTCGCTATCCCCCTTATGGCTCACGGTCTCGACACGTTGAAACACATCGACCGTCCGGCTCTCAAGCTTGACCAGATCCCCAGGACTGATCGTCGGCAGCAACAGCGACTTCACTTTCCACCCATCGCGCTGCTGGCGGCCGCTGGCCGGCTGGGCGCCGGGCGCCACGCCTGGGTCCGGCCCCCCAACGGCGCCTTGGGCCTGCCCCTTCGATTTCGCCTTCTCGGTAGCCGCTTCGCGCGTACGCTCCGGACGGCCCAACAGGCCGGTGTCCACGGCCAGCACGACCGCCTGCCGGCGCGTGGTACCTAGCCGTTGAACGACTTGCAACTGTTGGTTCTGGATCGACCACTCCAGGCCGGTTCCCTGCGTCACCTTATGCAGCGCCGTGCGAGCCGCGCCGTAAAAGGAGAATCCCTGCTCCCAGCGCCGGTCGGGTACGTCTTCGGCCATCACGAGCGGCAGGCCCATCTGACGCGCAATGTCGCGGATGATGGCACTGGCCTGCGCACCGGGCCCCAGGCCAATGGACACCGCCGTATCGCGCACTTCGGCATAGCCGTCCTTGACGGTCAGTTCGGTCACCACGTCCGGCTGTTCGAACCGGGTGTAGGCGAACACGACGCTGCCCGACGCCATCAGCAAAGGGCCACCCTCTTCGGCGTAGCCCGCATACAGGACACAGCGCAAGCCGGGCTCTTCCAGCGCGCGGCGGGTATCTGCCGCCAAGTTGTAGAGGGTGATCTTGATGTCGTTCGGCTCTTCATTGGCCTGCTTGGCAATGTCGAACGTGATGCGCAGGGGCGGAACGATCTCCAGACCCTGGCCGCCGCCCTTGCCAATCAGCAGTCGATAGACCCGGTCAAACCTGGCCATCGGCCACCTCCTGCGCGTCAACGTAGATCAAGGCGACTTCGCCCGACGGCAGCGCACCGCGACTGATCACGTCGCGGCGGTCCGGCGCCAGCGCGACCAATTCGCCGGCAGGCACCGTCAGATGCCGGTATGCCGCCAGCAACGGCGAACCCGGCACGACAGCGATGCCTGCCACGATCAGTTCGTTGTAGGCGTTCTCTATCGACAATGCCCAGAACTCAGCTTCGCTGTTCCAGGACAGGCGCAAGAAATAGGTTGCACCATCCAGCTCGACCTCGGTCAGGCTGTCGTTGGCATCCGGAATAGGGATTTGGACCATATGACGACTCCTGGTGAGTTCATGACGTCACCGCGCCGCTTGGGATCGACGGCCAGGCCATTCGTCTTTCCGGCGTTCGACCGGGTTGCTCCGGCTTTGCCGGTGACGTTACCGGAGGTCTTTTCCGGAGGAATGTCCGCCTGGCGAAGCGTCACTTTCCGGATCCGCTTGAAGCCTGCGGAAATCTCGAACCGGTCGCCACCGCCATTGCTGCGCCCGATCGAGCAGCTTTCCATCACAAAGTCCACATAGACGTCCAAGCCGGTCGCGATGGTGACGGGCAGGCGGTCGGCGTGGATCTTGCGCAACGCGTCCTTGGCGCTGATCAGTTTCGAGCGACCGGCGCCGGACAGCGCCCCACCCAAACCGCCGTCACGCGGCCTTATGCCGCCCAGCAACATGATGTCGGCCGCCGTCACCCATCCGTCCAAGGTCAGCTGTTCCGACTCCTGCACCACGTGGTCCGTCACCGGCGGGCCGTCTTCCACCGCGTATGAGGTTGCCCGACTGTTAAGCGTCGTTTTCTCGCTCAACAGCGCATCAAGCGCCACCGTGCCGATACTGCTGCCGCCGTTCCACCCAAAGATCATGGAAACAAAATTCATCGTTGCTCCTAGCTGTTGGCCTCGACGGTCGGCATCGCGTCAAATTTCTGAACGAAGACGTCGGTGCCGCGTTGCGAACCTTCGTACACACCCTGCAGCACCGCACCGCGAGCCACCTGGGGGTCTGCGCCCGTCACGTTGACGACGATGTCATTGCGGTTTTGATACATGAACGACGCACGTCCGGCATTCGGGCCGGCGCCGATCACGCTGGCGGCCGAAACTGACGGTATCGGCAGACCGCCTATTACGCCGGACCACGCCGGAGGCATGTCCCCCCGGCCGGCCGGCGTGTCCATCACAGACGCGTTCTCGTCGGACTTCATCCAATCCGGCAACAAGTCCTGGAACCAGCTTTTCGCGACCTTGAGCTTGCCCAGCACCCAGGTCTCGATCGCGTTGCCGATCTCTTTGACCGTGGCGACCATCCGGCCACCCATCCCGGAAAAAAACCTCCAGAGGCCTTCGAATGCGCCCTGCCAGTGCGCAATTGCGCCATCCCAATCACCGGTGAAGGCTGCGACGACGCCTTTGACAAGCCCCTCCCAGAACGCCCAGATAGCCGCGATGTATTCCATCACCGGCGCCAGGAACGAATCGTTCGCCTTCGCCATCAGCTCGTCCCAGGTCGCTGACATGTACGCCTTGATCACATCCCAGTTTTCCCAGATCTGCCACAAGGCCAGCGCAAGCAGGGTGATCGCCGAAATCAGCCGGCCAATGGGCGTCATGGCGAACGCGTTCCACAGCATGGGAATCACTTTCTGCGCCACATACATCAACGCGTTCGCCAACATCGGCACCGCCGTTGTCGCCACCGATAGGATCACCTTGCCGACCGGAGAAAGGATCTGCCACAAACCGAACGCCATTACCGCGATGGTTCCGAACTGCGTGATCCATGGCCCCAACGTCCGACCCGCGCCGACCAGCAAGCCCTTCACATAGGCAACCGCCGTTGACACGGCCTCAAACTCTTTCTGCCACTGCTCCACGCCCCCGATCCAGCCTCCCAACACCGAATCACCGCCATCGAGCCAATTGGCGATGTCCTCGCCAATCAGATAAATCGTGGTCAACACCGCGGCCATGCGCAGCATCGGCGCCAACGACCGCGTCCATAACGACAACATCTGCATCGCCCCCGCAGGGCCGCGGCGCAGTGACATGGCGGTGTCAAGCCCCAACGCCGCCCGCGTGGCCGCAAGCAACGACTGGATCAGCCCGCCCGAGAGAATCGTGGCTTGCCGGAGCCAATTCCCCATGGTCACCAGGCCGATGCTCGCTCCCGCCAACGCAAGCAGCTTGACCACAGTGCCAATGTTGTCCGCCAGATACTGGATAGCCCCCGTCACCGCCTGCAGTGCAATGCGTCCGCCGGGTAGCGTCTCGCCAAAATAGCGCTGCATCGCGTCGTTGAAAACCGTCATCGCTCCCGTGATCGATGCCGGCGCACTCTCGGCTTCCGCGCGCATCCTGGGCAACTGCGATTGCAGCGCGGGCAATGCGCGGTCAGCCGTGACATGGCCGCCCTGCACTTGCTCGCGCAGCTCACTGCGATTGACACCCAACCCGGCGGCCAGGGCATCCTGCATGCGCCGAGGCAAGGTGTTGTATTCGTCCAGACCAAGCCTGTTCTGCTCGATCATCTTCAGCAGCGAGGCAACGACGCCGCCGTGATCCTGCGCCGGGGTGCCTGATAGGGTCATGCTCAATGCCAGGGCCTCGGTGACGCTGGCCGCATGTTGCGTGGACCTTCCCTGATCTTCCAGCACCTGCTGCGTGCGGGCATACGTGTCGACATTCTGTGCATACGGCGTCCGGCTTGACCGGGAAACCTGCGCGATCTTACGGTCGGCTTGCGCGTACTGCGCGTCGCCTCCCGCCACTTGCCGCAACCGCAGTTGCGTCTGCGCCCAAGCGTCGATGTCGCTCAAGATCCGTTTGATCGGCGCATCGCCAAGCGACAGCTGGACGACCCCACGCAGACCGCCCAGCAACGGGGCCCGCTGTCGCGCCGCCGGCATCCCCTGGCGTGGCAGCGGCGCCAGGTCATTCACGGCTTCTGGCACGTTGGGCACGTGCGCAAGCACGCCCGAAAATGCCCCGCGCATGGCCGCACTGGCCCGAACACTGGCACGCGTCATGGCGGCCAGCATGCCTTCGAACGCCTGCCAGTATGGCTTCAGCCCGGAATCGTCCGCCTGATACCGCAACAGCGTCACCAGTTCTCGTACAACGGTCATCGTTACCTCGCCTTTCGTTCTGCCGCAGTCTTTGCCGCCTCCTGGGCATCCATCAGCGCATTCAGCTTCAGGATGTCCAGAAGATCGACATCGCCGCGTTTTACGGCGTCCAGACTGACGTGGCGGGCCAGGACGGGCCGCCAGATGATCAACTCTCGTTCGAAGCCTGCGTCAAACCGCCCGACAGGCTCGCCAGCTTCGCGCGGGCCGGACCAAAGCGGCCGGCCCAGCGCACCAAAGGGCCGGCGAAGTTGTGCTCGAGAATGTGGAACAAAAGCTCCAGGATTTCCGCATAGTCGGCGAACGCCAGGCCGCGATGCGCCGGCGTCAGTTTCTGCGGTTCACGGCCGGCCAGCTCGAAGCTGACGAGTTCCGCGTCGATCAGACGTTCAGCCCAGTTGGCCAGGGCGTCGCCCCCCAGCTTGGCCGACAGTTCGCGAAACGCATGCAGCATCGCCTTTTCGTCCCGCTCCTGTGCGACGCCATCGCCGCCGAACACGGCGGTCAACATCGACCCCGCCGCCGGCAGCACCTCCTTTTGCAGGTCACCCAGCAGCTTCAGTTGGCGGAACGGATCAAACCGGGAGATCCGGAAGACCGTGGCGCCAATGACCACTTCCTTGACGGCGCTCATCAAGTGTTGCCCCCGATGACGTTGATGGCAGGACCGGTTTCGATCGACCATTCGCGGGTGCCGACCTTGGCGCCGTAGCCAGCATCCGGCGTCTTGACGATCCACGCCGAGTCCGAAGCGTGCAGCGACGTGCCGCGCAAGTCCGTCACGGAAATCGGCACGGCGCCGTTGCCGTCGGTGGCGCGGTCGGCTTGGTGCAGCGCGGTCAGCGCAGCGTTGCTGGCGCTGGTTTGCATCAGCGTCAACGTGATGCGCAGGCGTGAATCGCGCGACATCGATCGCGCCACCTCGCCGTCGACGCCGACGACGGAGGCGATACCTTCGCCGATTTCAGCCACTGTGACAAAGGTGTCTTCGGCCAGGCCGGAGATGGGCAAGGCGCCCATCACGATCTTTACCTGATTGGGTGCATAGGTTTTGACAGACATGGATAAGCCCCGATTACAGTTGTTGATAGGTGAGATTGCCTTTGATTTCGGCAACATGGATGGCGCCTGCCAGGCGAGCACTGAACGTCAGATCGCGCAGGATGCGGTTGGCCTTGTCGTTCGAGGAAACGCTCGCGGCACGCGGCACGTTGATCACGAAGCCGGGAATCTTGCGGCCCGCGTCATCGATCTCGTCCGGCGCCACCAGCCCACGGTTTTGGCCCAGCAGCAGCGCCCGACGAATGCCGTTGACCAGGATCTGGATACCCACGTCGGTGTAGGGCACTTTGCCGTTCGCGTTGATCAGCTGCGAAGCCACATTGATCTTTACCTGCTCGGCCAACCAATCGCGGCCGCGAATCACATCGATCCATTCGCCCGCGGCAACCTTGCCGTTCTGGGTGACCGCGAAGTTGCGCATCTGCTCGAACGTGTTCGCGTTTTTCGCGTGAGCGGCCAGGGCCTGAGATTCGCTCAGGTTGTCGTAGGTGACGCCCGCAAGCCGCGTGTTCGCCCAAGTCTCGCCGCCCGGATAGAACGTGAACCGGTTTGCGCTGACAGCAGCTTCCAGCGCCTCGCCGCGTGCTTGGCCGTGGTACCAGACGTGCGTGCGGAAGTACTGCTTCTGCTGGCACTTCGAAGCGATATCGCTGGAGACGGCGGCATCGATGATGCCGGCCTGGTCGCTGGACACGCCGAACAGGCGCTCGTTGGATTCGACCCATTCGGCGGCGTCCAACACGTCGGCTTCAAGGCGACTGGCCAGGGCCACGCCATACCAATCACCGTTCTCACGCAGGCAGGCGTTCAGCGCGGCGGACGGGGTCTCGGTGCTCTCGGGCGCCGACAACTGCAGGTTGCCCTTGACCGCGATGGCGACGGCTTGCCCCGCTTGCTTGGCGGTGACCGACACTTCAGCACCGACGGCCGTCGCGGTTACCGGCGCATCGGTCTGGCCGATAGCCGTGGCCAGAGCGGTGGCGATCGTCTGCGGCGTGCTGTTGGCCACGCCCGTGGCAGACACGTCGGCACGTTGCACCGCGCCGTTCGCGTCGCGCCATGACAGCGTGACCACGTAGTCCGACGCCGTAGCGCGCGTCACCGTCATGCGCGAGACATCCACCTGACGGCGTCCGACGAAAACGCGGGCGACGGTCGGGATCTGCTTGAAGGCATCGCGTACCGCGACGTACAGGGGATCGGTCGGCGCAATGCCCATGTCGAGCAACTCGCCCGCCTCGGTCACTACCAAGATGCGGTTGACGGCCAGCGCGTGCGCGCCGAGGATCAGGATGTCAGAGAAATTCTGCTCCTTGACCGCCGTGGTGTTCAGCGAGATCGCCACATTGACGATCCGGTCGATTTTTGCCATTTGCGGCTCCAAAAAGAAAAGCCGCCCGAAGGCGGCAGCACAGCGTTAGGAAGACCGGGGACGCTACGGCGCCGTCACGATCTCCGCGGAGAAAGGGGTTTGCAGGGAAGGCAGAAGCCCTCCAGTCGTGGTGATGGTGCCGGTCACCGTTTCGATGACGCCCACGAAATCGACATAGGTCTGCGCATAGCGGATGCCTAGCTCGCGCACGCCCAGCCGCTCGCTGGCGGCGCCGGCACTTTCGCGCGGCACAAGCTGCAGGTGGCCGGCGTCGAACAATGCCAGGGCCAAGGCTTCGGCCCGTTCTTCGTAGACGGGGTGGCGCAAGGTCAAGCCAATCTTGTCCAGCACGTCGTAAGCGGCCGCGCCGACACTGCGCAGTTCGACGGTGGCATCGCGGTGATCATGAACGGGCTGGTTGCCGTTATCGTCGACCAAGCCTTCTTCGGCGGGACCCGCCTCGACCCACCGCACTGCCATCGCGATGTAGGGCGGCAAGGCGCCGGGTTCCACCTGGGCGAAAGGGATGACGGGAACACCGCCCGCGGCGGCCGTCACCAGCGTCAGAATTGCGTTCTCGGGCGTCATGGCGGCCTCGGTGATGGATCGGAAAAAACAAAGCCCGCGAACCGTGGAGGTTGGCGGGCTGCATTTCGTGTGGGCGCAATGCCCCGCGGCTATTGTCTCAAATCCGGTCCCAAATGGCGCGTGTTTTTCTGAAGTGCGTGTCCCAATTCCGACCACGCGTACGTAGCAGACTTTGTATTACCGCCGCAGCGCTGCACGTGGCCCGCATCCAGCAAATGATCCAGCACACGGCGGGCGCCTCGGCGCATGGCCTCTTGCGACGCAGGCGCCAGAGGAATGCCGCGGCTGACATGGCGCAGGATCTCCGCCATTCTGAATTCCCGTCCCGGATACGCGGCCAGCAGATCAATGACCTCGTGCGCGTACTTCATTTAAACGCCCTCCAGACCTGCTGTTTGAAACTGCCCAGCGCCACCTTGTAGTACGGCAGCGTGATGCCGATAACGCGGCACGCCTTGTCCTGACGCAAATGCGCGGGCAGGTCGCCGTAGTCGGCGCGCCGCGTATATTCCGCTTGCACTACCCGTCGTTCAACGAGCGGCAGCGCTTCATACAACGCGTCCACTCGGCGCGCCCGTTCTTGGTTCACCGGAATCTGCACGGTTTCCTCGTCATCGTCGTGGCCAGGCTGCGGTGGGAACACGCACAGGTCCGGCGCTTCTTGCTCCATACGACGAGGCCCAGGCCAATCCCCTTCCCACTGCGACCGCGCCCAATTTCGAATCTCGTCTTCCACCCAACGTGGCAACCCTGCTTCCATTTCTGACCCCGTCCCTGTTGTGTTGTTACCGTCACATGCGCGGCGTCCTATCGCCGCTCTGTTGCTCATGTGCGCTCCGGATTGGCGCTGTACTTGGCATGCGTCAACATCTCGGCGATGGCCTTGGTTGGATATCCGCCCAGCGCGATGCGCGCTTCCCATTTCTCGATCCATTCGCGATGCGACCGGCTGCGCGGCTCCAGCAGCTTTCCCGCCCCCATCTTCTTTAACGCCGCTTCGGCTTGAGCGCGCGAGGCCAATGTCTGGCCAGGCGCAGGCAGCGCCGCGCGCGGCTCGGGAATGTCGGGCCACGCCCCTTTGCTCAACTCTTCGGCCAGCGTCCTTTCCCAGCGCGCTTTGATCGATCCGTAATTGCTGTTCAGCAAATCCACGGTGCTCACGCCAACCGCCGCCCAATACACGGCGGGATGCGACCAGTTTCCGATCTCGCCCCGGCGGCGGGCCGACACGCCACGCACGGCTTCGTGATAAGCGACCTCCGGCGTCAACCACGGGCAGCACAACTTCAAAAACTCCGGCAGGGTTGGCGGCCACTCGCGGGTCAGACACGCGGTCAGGCCGCGCCTGACATGCGATTCGCTCAGACCCGCCAGCTTCTGGTTCCACGAGTCCTTCAACTCACGCGGCGTCAAGCCTTCCCACTGCTGCACGAACTTCGCGCCATACAGCAGATGCATTTCATTGACGACCAACGCACCAAGCCCGGTTGAAGCTTCAGCGACTTGCATCGATCACTCCCATGTCGATCTCGCTACGCGCGCGGCCTTCGGCCAGGACGCTGCGCAACTCGGATGACCAATCCGCCCGTTGTCGCGCCCGATTGGACGGCGCTTCCCGCCTGGCGGTACGTGGCGGGAACAAGCCCTGATATCCGCTGGCGATGCTATGGGCGATGACGGCACGAGGCGTGAAGCCCTCGGCTTGGTAGCCCGCCAGCTGTTGCAGCTGCCGGCGCGCGCCTTCTTCCGTGATGGGCTTTTTGCGCACTTTGCGGTCTTTGACCCAAATGACCCAGTCTTCACGCGCCAGCCAGGCCGGCAATGCAATCGACGAGGCATCGAATCCGGAAGCCCGCTTGCAACGCGTCGTGGAGGATTGTTCCTGGCTCTTGGTTCCTGGTTCTGGTTCCTGGTTAGTTGGCCCGGTGTTCAACGGCTGTTGAACGCTTGGGTCCTCGCCCCCTTCGCCCTGGCTCCGCTCCGTATCGCGGCGTTGCGCCTGCCGCGCCCGTTTCGCGGCGCTGGCTTTACCCGCCGCGGACTTCGCTTCCTTGTTGCCGTGATATCGAGCGATCTCGGCATCGCAACGCACGTGGCGCCAACCGTGCTCCGTATCCGTGAAAAACTCGCTCAGCACTTGAACGACGGCAGCCTGCTCCTCGTCGGACCGCGCAATCAGCAACCGGCACAGCCTGTCGACGTCCCGGGACAACGGGGCCTCCGTGTCGTAATAGAGTTCGATCAAGTCGCGATAGACGCTGCGCTCGATACGCGTGAGGTGCCGGGTCGCGCTGTTGAAATCGCCAATGTGGTGGGGGTAGTAGTTCATTGCGCCTTCGTCCCTTCGGCCAGCTCAGGCCAGATTCGGATGCAGTCGGCGGGACGCAGGTCGCGCCGGGTGACGACGCCGCAGGTGGCTTGCTCGATCAGAGCGCAATGCTTGACCGGGACGGGCCTGCGGCCCGTGCGCCACTGATAGATCAGCGCGGGGGAGACCCCCACGCGTCGAGCGAGCGCCGCAGCGGTGAGCGCCCCCTCCCGGTTGAAATAATCATTTAGCTTCATCACTAAAACTATAGCGATGCTACATTTTATAAGCAAGCCATGCTATAGTTTTATTTGAATAGCATTGCTATATGAAAATGTGGACGATCGAAGAGGAAGCCGCCGCCCTGCGCGCACGCTTTGAGGGCGTGAACCGCGCGGCATTCGCTCGTGACCACGCGGTCAAGGGCGGCCAGGCGATGATTTATCAGCACATCACTGGTCGGCGTCCCATTGGCATCGAGGCCGCAATGGCTTATGCCGAAGGCTTTGGCTGCACCCTCGCCGCGATCAGCCCGCGCCTGGCCCTTGAAGCCAAAAAGGCAGCGTCGCTATCGACGGCCGCCCCCCTTCCCCCGCCGACCGCAGACGTCGCATGGCCTTTTCCTTCCGTGCCCGCATCCCTGGTAAGAGGCCTGGCCGACGATCAGCTCAAGCGCCTGGAAGGGGCGTTGCTGTTGGCGCTGGGCCAGATGGGCGTGAAGGCCAAGGGATCGTCCGCGCAAACGAAGGCCCCGCAAGCCAGACGCGGCACCGTCATGAACATCGACGCCGCCGCAGACGAATTCCCGATGGCGCCGGTCGCTGTGGCCCCGTGGGATCCTGATGGACTCACCACCCATCAAGCTGATCGCGCCCAAGCCTTGCGCATCAGCACGGCGGCCAACGTCGGCCATGTCGCCAACGCCGGCTACTCCGCCAACGACCAGGAATTCATGCCCATCCCTGAACTGGATGTGCGCCTGGCCGCGGGCCGGCTTGGCATCGAGAACTACCATGAGACCGAGATCGGCGAAATTCTGCTGCGCCGCTCATTCCTGGAATCGTTCAAGCTGCCGATCAGCCGTATGAAGATCGTTTACGCACAGGGCGATAGCATGGAACCCGTCATCCGCAATGGCGGCCCCATGCTGTTCTTCGAAGATCCCGTCACCGACCCGCGCGAGATCGACCCGCGCACGGTGTATGCGATCAACCACGGCGGCAAAATGATCGTGAAGTGCATCGCGCGCGAACGCGAAGGCGGATGGCTGGCCAAATCGCTGAACCCCGCTTACGCGCCCTTCCCGCTGGAAAAGGAAGACGGTTGCGAGGTGCGCATCGTCGGACGGATCCTGTGGTCGCCCTATGATCTACGCAATGGCGTGGATGAGCGGCTGCTGTAGGGATCCGAGACACGTTGCTCGAAGACAATACGCAGATCGCCAGCATGGAGCTGCTGTCGGCGTCGAATCCTGACAACTAATCCGCCGAGAAAGCTATCAAGTTCTTAAGGGCCAGCCTTACTGTAGAGGTCAGAGTGTGGGATGACGTATTCGCGTTTTTTTTGACAAACGCCATAAACGTGGTGGTCGGCATCGTTGTAGGGTAGGCGACCGGGGTGGCTTCCGGCCTTGCGGTTGCACGCGCCGCACGCTTCAATGCTATCAAGCAAGATGCTCATAGAATGGCGAGAAACTTTGAGTACAGGTGCGATGGCGACGCTGTAGAGATCTTGCATCACATTGAGGTGCGCGCATTCCGTGATCTCGCGTCAGATCTTTTTTTTCTGCAACACAGAGAAGCCGGGCTAGCTCTCCTCGCTATCGCGAACGATATCCAATCTATCCAGACTCGCGACCGAGTCAGTCTCACTCGCGACGAAGTAGTCGAGTTTGATGAGAGAACCCAGCCACACATTCGGGCGCTTAAGCCGAACTGGAGAGCGATCATTTTTTCAGGGCCGATTTAACCGGAAGCCCCCAACCGCAATATGGGTAGATTCTCTAGCATTTACGCTCCCTATGCGCAGAAACATCCGTCTGCCAACTCAGCGTAGGGCGCCAATCGAAAAGGCGTCATAGCCGCCGCGCACGGGCCAAGGAGTCAAAAGCGTTTGATCGAACGATCGTGGCAACGGAGTTAGGTGGCCTGCTCAGCGGTTCGGGCTCCACGACGGCCAGCACGCCTACTCCTTGGAGGGGCTGGCAGATGGTGGAGGAACGAGGAGTAGATAGGAACCCCTGACAACCAAGCGGATTTGCCATCGCCAGCATGTGGTAAGAATCGAAAGAAGCCCGATCCATGGCCCCACCGACCATCGCGAATGGCAGAAAAGAAAAAAGCCGCTCTAGGCGGCTGATTTCTAAGGAATTCTTGGGGTGGCTGATGGGGCTCGAACCCACGACAACTGGAATCACAATCCAGGACTCTACCAACTGAGCTACAGCCACCTCTGGTACTGCTTCGGCACCACTTTCGTAGTGCTTTTTCCTTCACCGCCGCGCTTCAGAAAGAAGCGCAACAACGAAGAGGCCGAACTATAGCACATTTTTTTGACGCGTCAAACGCCCTGCCCCCAATTTCACTTGCTTGACTGTCACAGCTTGCTATCCTTCCGCTTGGCTCCCCTTTTGAGGCCGTCTCTTACGCCGTCGCTATGGATCGCATACACGCAATTTTGATCGATTACTGGCCTCATCTGGTCTTTGCCATCAGCATCGTGGCTGGGACGGGCGCGGCGGTGCATGCCGCGATGACCAAGCAGGACGTGCGGGCCGCCATCGGCTGGGTGGGGGTGGCGTTGTTCTCGCCGCTGTTCGGGGCCCTGTTCTATTTCGTGGCGGGGATCAACCGCATCCGCAAGACGCGGCTGTCGCAACAGCGAGACGAGGCGATGGTGGTCGATGCCGAGCAGGTCGAAACCTTGCCCGTGGATGTGGCGCCGATTTCGGGGCCGCAGTTCGCCTCACTGAAGGTGCTGGGTGACCGGGTCAGCCGCTTCCGGCTGCTGGGCGGCAACGCAGTGCGGCCGCTGGCCGGCGGCGACGAGGCGTACCCGGCCATGCTGCAGGCCATCCGCGAGGCGCGTCATGCCGTGGCGATGCAGAGCTACATCTTCGACAACGATCCGATCGGGCGCGAGCTGGCCCAGGCGCTGATCGAAGCGCATGCGCGGGGTGTCGAGGTGCGGGTACTGATCGACGCCATTGGCTCCAAGTATTCGCGTCCGCCCATCGTACGCATGCTGGCGCGCGGCGGCGTGCCGGTCGCGCGTTTCATGACGAACCCGATGGGCGTGCTGCGCATGCCCTACGCGAATCTGCGCAGCCACCGCAAAGTGCTGGTGATCGACGGGCGCGTGGGGTTCACCGGCGGCATGAACGTGCGCGCGGCGTTCGTCAGCGCGTTGGCGGGCGACGCTACCAACCACGACACGCACTTTCGCGTGGAAGGGCCGATCGTGACGCAGTTGATGTCGGTGTTCGCGCACGACTGGAATTTCACCACGCACGAATCGCTGCCCGCCAATCCATGGTTCGACCCGCGCGCCTTGCCGCCAACGGGCAATGTGCCGATGCGCTGCGTGCCGTCCGGCCCGGACCGGGCGCTGGGCAGCTCGCACAACATGCTGCTGGGCGCGTTGGCGGTGGCGCAACGCCATGTGCGCATCCAGTCGCCCTACTTCCTGCCCGACCAGACGCTGATCGGCGCGCTGGCGACCGCCGCGCGGCGCGGCATCCACGTAGACATCGTTATCCCGGACAAGAACAACCTGCGCCTGGTGGATTACGCCATGTCGGCGCAGCTGGATCAGGTGGTGCGCACAGGCTGCCGGGTCTGGCGGGCGCACGGCGCCTTCGACCATTCCAAGCTGATGACGGTGGATGACGCCTGGGCGTACGTGGGGTCATCCAACCTGGATCCGCGCAGCCTGCGGCTGAATTTCGAGTTGGACACCGAGATCTACGACCCCACGGTGGCCCGGTGGATCGGCGACCGGATCGACGGGCTGATCGGCCACGCAAGGCGCGTGACGCTGGACGACCTGACGCACGCGCCGTTCGCCAAGCGCTTGCGCAATAAGATCATCTGGCTGGCCACGCCGTATCTATGA